CCCTCAATTTAAAAAAGGGCTACCCCTAAACCCCCCTCAATTTAAAAAAGGGCTACCCCCCCCGATACCACGGGATAGATTTGCGGAAAAGTGGCTACCCCCCAACGACCCGACCCAACAAGGCACAAAAAAGCCCCTCTTTCGAGGGGCTGAGTGACAAAGGGGCTACCCCCTCAACTTCACGCCTCGGCAACGTGTGGGGCTAGTCTCGGCGCTTCCTCGGCGAATCCGAAGTGCGTCATGCGGTCGACTACACGCTTGCAGAGATCGGCATGAATCTCTGAGACAGGAATCAATGCCCCGTCACGATTGCACGTTGCCCACTTGATTTGAATCAAGACGTTGTGCATTGGATTTTGATAATCAGCATTTTGAGTAACCTTCAAACGTGAACGCATTGTAAGAGCTTGCGTGAAAGCAACCCAAAGCACGATTTTTTCAAGTTCAATCGTGCCTGCGTGTTGGCGGTATTCAAGCGTGCCATGACGTAAAAAAGACGTGAGATTAAGTCGACGGTAACGATAATGTCCACCCTCACGAATGATTTGAAGTTCGTGATTAATGCACGTGTTTAGCACTTCTTTATTGGATCGACACCACCGCGAATCACCACGTCGGCTTTTAGCCATTATGCAGTCAATTGCTTGCTCGCTTTTCACGATCAAGTTTACAGCATATTGCAAACGCTTTATGGTTAATTTAGCGGCATCGTGGTGAACGTGGAAGCCGCATGATCTATTGACTTTTACGCCGTGGTTTTTTAGCACCTCACAGATCAATGCAGTTTGCTTAAATAGCTCGTTGGGAAGCAATGGCGGTGATACAATCTCACAAACCCGCCAAGCGTTGGAAGCACTCAAAGAATGATCAGGAACGCATTTCCACCACGTCTTGGTCACGTGGTTATAGCTTTCTTCTCTAAATTCTACCACCTGTGAAAGAGCAGTAATTGTGTCTCTAAACGTAGGGGAAGGAATCAAGATTTCTAACTCAATTCCAATTTTACGTGCCGACATTGTGGAAGCAATTTGTGATAGTTTTTCGTTATTCATTTGTATTATTTTTCGTGTGGTTTATGTCGCATTATTTCGGCTGAGTGCCTTGGCGACAAAATGAGAAGAGCAAAAACAGGCTACCCCGTCAACGTCTTTTTTCAATTAGGCGGAAAAAAGCGGCTACCCCTTTCCGTGACTGGCACAAACTGGCTACCCCATTCCCCATAACTGGCTACCCCATTAGTTCAAAAAACAGGCTACCCCATTGGAAAGAATACCCCGCCAATGCACCGCTGGAATGGATCACCCCAAGCCACAAACAAATAAGAGTAACGCGGGAGTGACTATAGCGTGTGCGCGCGCGCCTCATCGGAGGGGTGGAGGGGATCAGCGATTTGCGCCGCGTTCTCGCGTTATAATACATATACAGCCCTACAAAAAATAGAAATCAGATTCCCGACTTACAGAGTATGCGGAGTAATAGGGTCTTGCCAACGTCGCTTCGCTCCTAAGACCCCCAGACTCACCTATGGTTCGATTATAACATACGTGTCAAGCTTGTCAAGCCTTTTTTGGGGTGTTTTTAGGGGTGATATTACGTAAGGTGTTGATGTGTAGTAGATAAACTATTTTCAACTATTTTTCATGGGGTGTTATATTGGGGGGTTGACAGGTATGTTATGATGTAGTCATGTCAACTAAGGGATCAGAGCCAAGAACATTAAACAGGGACGCTGCTAAGTATCGTAGCAATTTTGATGAGATTAAGAAGGACACACGTAAGGCTTCGGACAAGCGTGAGGTTCCTGCTAGTGATTTGCCTACGGGCATTCGTTCACGGACAATCTACGGGGGTAGTAAGTAATGGAGGATGAGGATGATCCAGTTGATAAGCTAAAGGCTTTCATGGCGGAGCATTCTATAAACTATGCCTTTGCCATATTGGACGAGGATGGGGACTTGCGATATGATTATAGTAACTGGCGTGTGGGCAAGATGTTGTTTGCTGACAGTCTCATAGATATGGCAGAGGAGATGATAATTGATGAAGCCATAGCTTGGAACGAAACAGAGGGGGATGACGACGATGAGTGAAGAATTAAGGCTAGAGACTAAAGACTTCATTACCAAGAAGCTAAGAGACGCACAGGAAGCTACTGGTCAAAACAAGGCTTGGTGCTTGCGTGAGCCTAAGAAGTGGGCGCTGGTGGCACAGCACATTATTCAGAAGCCAAATGGGGTGAGTGAGTTCTTGCGTAACAACAAGATTACCCGCAACTTCTACTATGATGTACAGACAGAGCTGTTAGCAGATCCAGAGTCTTCGGAGATACGTAATGCTTGGGCATCTGAGATATCCTCCGTTTTGTTCCAAGGGCTAGACACATACCGAAAAGCTCAAGACAAGTACACGGATAGGGTTGAGAGTGGGGACATTGAGATTGACGGCAACGAGCTGTTTAAGCAAGGAAAGAGCTTGCAAGCGTTCAACGACATTCACAGTAAGTTGACGGGCAACAACATTCAGCGACACGTAGTCGAGCATAAGACTACACTAGACGAGGCAGAGGAATACGCTCGTAAGATGCTAGAGGGCATAAAGGAAGTAGAGATTGTAGACTAGCATGAAATTTACTACGCATCCAATTCTCAAGGGTCCGACCCCCGAAGAGATCAAGAAGCTGTGCTTTAACGACGACGGCTCTACGAAGCCAGAGGGTCTCAAGGCTCTCGTTGAAATACATCGTCAGCACGAGGATGCCGTAGCTAATGCTGATGCTGACCCATTGAACTTTGGCGTTTCGCTAGAAAGCTGGTCATATGCTGATGATATGCTAGACAAATACGATACGCTGATGATATTCGGAGGCAATCGTAGCTCAAAGACTGAGTATGGAGCTAGGAGCGTCGTGAAGGCTGCTTTGAAGAATCCCAAGTCTATTATCGTATGCTTTGCACAGGACGCTGACGCGTCCATTAGAACGCAACAGGCGGCGGTCTACAGGTATCTTCCGCCAGAGTTTAAGGTAAAGACTAAAGGTGTGCTTGAGTATTTGAACTACACAGTAAAGAACGGCTTTACAGGGCAGTCATTTATCCTACCTAATGGCTCACAGGTACTGTTCCATACATACAGCCAGTTCATTGCTAACAGGAGTAAGTTTGAGGGTCTTGAGCTAGGCTCTAAGACACCAGAATGGCACAACATTGGTCTGTGGCCAGACGAGTACCTTGAGGACGGAGACCTAATCCGCACCATGCGCTTCCGTTTAGCTACACGTGATGCCAAGATGTTATTGACGTTTACGCCTATTGACGGCTACACGCCATTCGTAGCAGAGTTTTTAAAGGGAGCAGAGACAAGGAAAACACGCAAAGCACCATTGCTAGATGGCGAAGAAGTTCCAGTGACGCAATATAGCCCAGAGAAGGACGCAGGTATAGTATACTTCCACTCTGAGTTCAATCCGTTCGGCGGATATGAGCGTATCGCAAAGGAACTGAAGCACAGCACTAGAGACGAGATCCTTACTCGTGCGTATGGTGTTCCAGTCAAGAGTATGACATCTCTGTTCCCTCTATTTAGCCAGAATGTCCATGTGCTTTCAGATGATGATTTTCCAGACCTGTCGGACAAGAAGGAGTACACGTGCTACCAAGTGGTTGACCCTGCTGGCGCTCGTAACTACACAAGCCTATGGGCAGGTGTAACAGGCGTAGGATCAGATACAGAGATTTACATCCGAAGGGAGTGGCCAGATCGTAAGACCTACGGACCTTGGGCTGAGTTTGGTGACCCATACTGGAAGTTTGGACCAGCATCTAAGAAGCTAGGCTACGATGTTGTCGGATATTGTGAGCTTTTTTCTGACATTGAAGAGGAACTAGGCATCCATCCATTTGAGCGCATTGGTGACTCTCGTTTCTTTGCCAATGAGAATGCAGACAATACTGACTTATTTGACCAGTTTTCTGCCCACGACTTTCACTATGTGCCGTCTATGGGTTCACAGGAGGAACAGGGACTCACAGCTATTGATGATTGGTTCTACTACAACGTAAACTTGCCAGTAGACGCAGCTAACAAACCACGAGTATTTATCCATGAAGATTGTGGTAATCTAATCTATGCCATTGTAAATTATGGCGCACAAAAAAAGAAAGACGAAGCACTGAAGGATTTCATTGATTGCCTTCGCTATTTGCGAACAGCAAACTACGGACATGGACCAGAACACTACTCTAATGGCAAGCTAAAGTGCTTGGTTAGCTCAGGAGGATACTAGACACCTTGCCCTATATCCTATCCTTGACCACGCTGCGAAGAACTACGGTGTGCCGATTCAAGTGATG